CTGTCAGCCCAGTCGTTCCGACAATAGACCTGACACTAGCGTTCCCGCTTCCGTCGATTGACAGAAGCCCAGCCGTTCCACTGAGCTCGTCAATGGATCTGATGGTTCCCTCCGCATAGTTTAGCTGCTCTAGTGCGGTTATGAATTCTGTTCTGGTAGTAGTCGTCGATGAGACTGGCCCGTTGACTGCGTCTACTACAAAGTTTGGTGTGTCGTCTGGCATATTACCAAGTTCCTGAGTGTGTTCCTTCTCGTCTCTGACCAACAGTCGAACCAGAGGTCACGCTATGAAGCCTGACTCTGCCATTGATCCCTTCAATCTTGACCTGAAAATAGGCTCCCCTTCGGTCTACCCGCAGCTTGTGAGTCCAATACTGGTACAGGTCAAGCTGTGTCCCAGAAGAACCAAGGACAGTCCCCGGGTCCGCACTGTCACTGTCCAGAATGACCGAGTAATCCTCGCGGCCCGGGTTCTCGTGAGTGTCGTCGAGGTTTTGAATGTTCCAGTCACTGATCCCAAAAGTCATGTATTTGGTGCGGTCAGGAAATGTGTAGCTTGTGTTGTCCACAACAACTGTTTCCTCCTTCACTCCATCCACGATCCCTGTCACTCGGTATTCCGGGTCCCACGTGCTTATGAACATCTGGGCCTGCTGGAATCTTCGTCGATTGCCTGCCTCGAAACCATAACCACGCGTCTTGATCAGGAATGCTATAGGTCGGTCTTCAACTTCGATGTTTTCCGAGCACAGCACTTGGAGGTATGGATCAGTGTTCCCATAAGTGTCTCTGACGTTGATCAGGATCGGTGAGCCGCTCACGAAGCGAATGCCGCAGCCATTGTCTGAATCGTTTGTGTCACCACTATCCCAACCGTCATCGGTGTAGCCCGTGAAAAGGTTGGCCCCAGCGATCTCGCAGTGATCAGCCTGTTGTTCGTCTCCGACACCCCAAAGCCATCCGCTCTCGGGGTCATTTGTATTGACTGTGAGCGGCTCGACTATGTTGAACCCGCCGTCGATTATCTCTGCATCATTGTCGTCAACCAGTTCCCTGCGTCGAGTGGCCGTGATAGTTGTTCCATCGTTTACCTGAACCGTTGTTCCATCACTCACGTGACCCTTGACCATCAGGTCGCATGTGTAGGTCCCCTGAACGATAGGTCTGCCCTCCAACTCTCCATACTCATACAGCCCAACTACACCATCGTAGTCCACGTAGTAGAGGTGCTCGGCCCCCTGAAAGTCGGCCACAAAAAAGTATTTGATCTTGATGGCATCACCCTGATCGTATCCAGCCCACGCTCCATTTATAAAATCGTAAACAAGGACAGCATTGTTCTGCTTGCCTCCATCGATCGGGACAGACAGATAATATCTGTTCCGCCAGTAGGCCGCTGATGCCGTGTCTTTGGCTACACTGAAGTCGATCCGGTCAATGATTGGCTGCACAGGTGTGCTCTGTGGTTCTGAGACGCCCTGTAGCTTGTTTTGTTCGGTCAGTGCAAGGCTAACTACTCCTCTCTGCGAAAGGAACCACAGATCACTTCCTGCGCTTGCAACCGATCTCGCCCCCACAATGCCATACTCAGTCGTGACCTGATCAAGGACTGCGTTGGTCTCCCAATCGCCAACAAGGTTTGATACAGTGTAGATACTGGTGTCTTTGAATATGACAACAGTCTGGTCGTTCCACTTATACAGGCGGCGAATGTTGTCCGAGTCACCCTGATTGATTTTAAAATTATTGAACACGTCATAGTCTGTGTATGACAGGATGTCTGACACAGCGACATGATCTGACTTATACCCACCAGAAGGTTTGTGAGGCACTAACAAGCGATTCTGGAAGAAGAGTGTTGAGCTTGAATTCGGGATGTTGTTGAGGCCGCTCGCTGAAGGAGGAGCCTCTACAAACCCTTCATCGATGGACGACATGATGAGCTGAGACTCATCAGGTCCACGCGATAGAATGACTTTGTCAAATGCCTGCGTGAACCAGTAATTGCTTTGGTATGTGTTGGCGGGAGGTGAGAGCTGAACGCTGCACGGTAGTGGGGCTAGGTTGTTGCCGTATCGGGCTCTGTATATCTTTGGTGCATCCCCCTCGACGCTGGCTACGATCAGAATCCAGTCGGCCCCGTTTGGATCATTCCAGACTCCAATTCCGTAAACATTCCCGAGGTTCGCGCTGATCTGTCTGCCCCAGTTGATGTCGCCACCATCCCAGTTTATCGGCCACTCAAAGCCATATCGATTGAACCACGCCAAAGGCATGACGCCTCGTCTGGGCTCTGCCACACCGTATCTAAACCTAGCGTTGATCGCCTCAGAAACCATGCCCGGGGGAAGCATGTGAGGCTGCTGCCTCATGTCTACACCCACGAAACCATTATCGCCCGCCGTGATAGGCTGGTCATCGTTCTGCGTGTAGTTTCTGTGCTCTCTCATTGATAAAATCCGACCTTGCTCAGGAGCGCATCGAGAATCTTGTTGCTGTTTGCCCAGCTAAATCTCATGCCCCTCTCTGAAGCCTTAATAGCTTTCTCGACCCCGCCACTGTTATACACCTCTCTCATCCTGCTGACTAGACTGTCTGGATCAGGGACAGCCCATAGGCCGCCGTTCGCATAATGAGCCTCAGCCTGCTTCAGCTTGTAGTCCACCGGGTAGCCAACAGTCTCATCGAAAAACTCTGTTATACCACCGAATGGAACAGCGATCACTGGTCTGCCAGTCGCCATCGCTTCGTGCTGCATTAGACCCCAACCTTCGCCCTTGCTCGCGCTGACAAAGCAGTCAAGACTGGCATACCAGTCAGACAGATCACGCCTTGTCCAGAACTGTCTCAAGACCTGTATGCGATCATCATCAACCTCCAGATCTGGATCGTCAGGGAAGCATTTAACAACCAGCCTGACATCCTTGACTCGCTTCGGGAAAGCCTTCTTCCATGCACTCAGAACGTCTTCAAATCCCTTCCTGCAGCCACCTGCTACAGTCCTGCCCGCTGCTCCAAAAACAAACTCGGATCTCTTCTGTTTTGGCCTGTAGTGAAACACATCAGTGTCGATCCCCATGGGCACTTTACCCATCGTTCTCTTCACACCCTGAGCGTTGAACAGGCACAGATTGAAGTCACTTGGAACAACAATTAGATCAGCCTGATTCAGATTGAGAACCGCCTCTTTATGAAGCTGGGTGGTTTCCCACATAGTATTATACACCACCCGCTTCTCGCCTGACAGACCATAGGACGGGCAGTGTACAACCATCTCCCAGTCCTCTCGCTGCTGTTTATGCACAATAGACTCCAATACCACTCTTGGGATCGGAGCCTTGCCTCTCTCGCTGCTGATGGGCCAGCAGTTAATGTCTCGGCCCAACTCTGTCAGACCCTCTATGACGCGAATGAGATGCAGCGAGTAGCTGCTATACCCATCCACCACGCCTCGTATCACACCTCGATTAGACCTCATCCAGTCATTATAGAATTCGATCAGATCCTGTTAAGAATATTTTCGATAATGTTTTTGGTGCCAGAGGTTCTTTGTTCACGTATGACTGACTCCTTCACGCTCTGAGCCTTCGTAGCATCAAGCTGCTTCAGCTCCCGTTTGAAGGTCTGGGCAGCGGAAACCCCGCTGACTGCTGCTTTCTTCCATTGTCTACCACGAATGTGTGCTCCTACACCGAGAGCTGCGATCAGAGCGTTGGCTGCTAACCCTGCCCATGGAAACGGAGCAACATCCCCGGCTAACTGTATGCCTCCCCTGATCGAAGGGTTAAGCACCCATCCGTTTGTCGAGCCGACTGGGTAGTTGCCGCTGGGTGTATTGACGATGTTGGTCGTCACTACCGGATCGTAGATAGCATTGCCCAGCGAGTCGAGCTGCTTGCACCCAGTCACTAGGACGATCAAGACTGCAACAGATAGCGGTTTCATTTTGCGAGTAGCTGTCGGATTTTGAGGCTGATGTAGATCAAAGAGGCCACACTGATCGCGAGCTGCAAAATTATATCGATGTTGACCGCCCAATTGAGCAAACCAGCCACGGCTGCAAAT